TTCTCTGCCAGCTTGTATGCTTTATCGACCTGTGCCTTGTAACCAGCAGTCTTGCTCCCAGTCTTATACTCGCTGAATGACATCATATCGTTTGCCGTCTTTGCTCCGGCCTCATTGATACTGAAATACACTCTTTCCATTACGCCACCTCCAAATACTCACCGATTTTCTCAATATCCAGCTTTACTACCGGATATGTGCAGTAACCGCTTTTTACCATTCTGCCGGTGGCCTGCCCGAAACCGTGCTGCTTGATAAACTCCATCGCCCAAGGGCAATTATTCGTGTCGATCACTGTCTCGTCCTCTGCAAGTCCGCTTCCTGCAATGCATACCGTGATTCTTGCGATAGGTCCGTCCTCGTTGTTCCATATCTCGATTGCTCTGCTGTTATCTGCCTGGTATCTTGCCACCTGCAGGAAGCAATCTTTATACACCGCCCACTCTGTCCTAACCTCTAATAATGCCATATTACTTCGTCTCCTTTCCTGTGATGATATCGAATGCCTCTTTGAGGATTGCCAGTTTTCTTTCTGCCTCGGTCGCTCTCTTGAGTAATTCCTCAATTTCTCCCGCAGCCTTATTTCTCATCAATCCCATCTGAGCATTCATGCTATTAAGAGCCAGTCCATCATCTGAAATCTGCTTTTTAAGTTCATTAATCTTGGTGCAATACTGAGCATCCATTCTGTCGTAGTCATTCTTCTCTTTTGCAAGCTCTGCCTCGAGTTCCTCGATTCTTCTCGCACGGAGTCTCATCAGTCTCTGAATGCCACCTTGCTTTTTCCATGTCTTGCAGAACTCGTCTTTGTCGATGTCGCATCCCATGTACTCTGCTTCAATTTCTCTGTATTCTGCCTCAGTCGGCTCAAACCCTGTTCTCTCGATAAACTCTGATTTCATCATATCTGTTGTCCTCCTACGCCATCTCTAAAATTCTCTCTACGTCTGATCTTCTCTGACGCATCATCAACATTGCTGTCACTTTGTCAATCTGACCGGAAGTGAGGCTTACGATGAAATCTGCCACCTGGTTGTGCATCTTATACACTTCCTGGTACAATCTGTCTGCCTCAGCCTCGTAGCTGTTTGACTTTTCCATATCCAGGTGTTCTTCTTCCATCCAATACTCTGACTGGTTCTCGGCTTCTTCCATTTCAGCCTCTAAAGTTCTTAACTTCTTCAATACTTCCTTCATACAAATACGCTCCTTTCAAATTTGCGAACTGTGTTTCACGTGAAACACTCATTTGCGAGCTGTGCAGGTAAAAAAAATTACCTAGAACATTTTTTTCATTTCCTCAGCCTTCTCTTCTAGGCCGTTGCTTTCAAGAATCCAAAGGTCAAATCGAACTGCCTCGTCGGTGAGTTCGCAACCGCAGTCACTCAGACTGTAAAGCTCGTCGATGATTTCACCCACCATCCAGTTATTTCCTGCAGCTACCATAGCTGTTGCAATGCTCTGAACTTTTGCCTGGCAAAATCTCCATTCATCTGAATACAGGTCGCATTTCTCTCTTTCTTCCAGTGCTTCTCTATAATCTTCTCTGTTATACATAACCACTACCTCCGTGTGTTTTATTTGTTGTTTGATTATGTATATATTATACTTCGCAACTGCGTATTTGTCAATAGGTTTACTTCTAATTTGCGTATTTTATTAAAGTTTTTTTACAACAATCTCGTAACCTAGAGCTGTTACCATCTTTGAGAAGCTATCGTATCTCATGCTCTTAGCGTTTCGGTTGAGAGACTGGCTGATGTTCTGTCTCGTAATCCCCATTCTGTCCGCTAAATCCTGCTGGGTCATTTTCTCTTCGTCCAGGATGCAGCGGATCGTCTCCTCTGCATTCGCCGCTTTAATCTCCATCTATTTTCTCCTTTTCTTCTGTCTGACTGTTACTCTTGCCTTTGCAACCAGCACGCCGGTCTTTGTTCTTTCCGGATCAGCGAACCTTAACCGACTTCTGTTCATTTCCAGGTTTTCTTCATTGTCTATCAGTACCAGGTTCTCTATGTTACAGTTGTCCTTGTTGCCGTCCAGGAACGATACCATCTTGCCTTCGGGAACTGGTCCGTTGTGTTCTTCCCATACTGTCCTATGAACAAACTCAAACCTCTCCCATTGTGGACCGGTTTCTTTAACCTTCCGGATAAGATAGCCGTCTGTCGTATGTGTATACTCGCCTACTTCCATGTGGTTTGCCGGGACATCGCCTTTCTTAAACATCGTCGCCTTGCACTTCTCATATTGCTCTTGGCTCATTGGTTTTCCCTTGTTGGCTGGAACGTGTCCTTTTTCAAACCTGCAGTCAACGCCACTGATGATGTCGTGGTTCTTCTTGTATGCCTTGCACTGCTTCTCGCTGAACTCTATTCCAAAATGTGCTGACACCAGTTCTGCAATCTCCTTCGTCTTTCTCCCTGTCGCAATGCTCCGAATGTAACTTTCCATTCCTTCCGGATATTTTAGTGAGTACCCTTTTGGAACCCCGCCGGTAGTGCCGCTCTTTATGCCATACCGGTTCTTCGCGCCTTTTATCGCCGCATCGGAAAATACCATTCCGTACTTCTTATCGAACCCCTGTTGATTTATCAGCTCTGTAACCTGTTTTGTGGTTCTGCCTGGAACATTCTCACGCAGCCAGGCAATCACTTCTTCGGGCCAGCCTCTCATTTATGGTTCGCCCCCCCCCCCCCCATGAACTTCGAGCATTTCCGGAACTGCTTTCTGTCTTTCGTACCCATACTCGTCCATGTGCTTCATCGCCTTGTACTGCAGTTCTCCGTTTTTGATGATCTGCTCACTAATGTCGCATATAGCATCAGTTCTCTTTAACTCACTTTCCAGCTCTTCTCCTGTCAGATCATCGTCTCCCAGCTTTTCCAGCTGAGCGAACAGGTGGTTATTCAAGTCTCCTAATGTATTCTTCATTTCTTACCTCCTAATCGCATCCGTGGCATTCTTCGCAACTTCTTCTCTGCCACAGTCCTTCATCATCCTTGTATAAGCATTCGCTCTCGCCCCAGCACTCCATGTATGTTTCATAGGCTTCGTTGCTGCACGTATCGCAATAGTCTCCCTCAACGATTTCCCCGCCTCTGTAAACTCTGTAGCCATCGTTGCTTCCCATATCTTCATCCGCCCACCAATGTTCTATTGTGGCTTCCGGGTACATTTCTGACAGTTTTAACATTACCGGCTCCGGGTTACTCCAGGCTGTCTCAAATTCTATCGTATCTTCATCCCTCTGTTCGTTGCTATATGCGTTCCACTTCGTACCCCAGTATTTTGTACACCAGTCGTACCATGTGGTACAACCGTATTTTTCATAATTTTCAATGTATGTCTTGCCTTTTTCATACATCTCTGTCTTTTTTGCCTCAGTCTCCTTGTAGGCTCTCGTCATAGCCCTGTTAAAGATTTCTCTGAGCCAATCTTCCTGCTTTGAAAACAGGTTGCCAATTATTCCTTTTGCCGTTTTCATCTTTTCTGCATCGAGACATCCTACTGGAATTGTACATTTTTCTGTCAAATAGTACATTGCGCATTCATCTGTCATAGAGCCGCTTTCGATATTCAAGCTCTCCGGCATAAGAATAATTTTATTAAAATCAAAGCATTTCTTTCCATCTTCCTCTACAAATAATGGCAGGTTTGTAATTCCTTCCATTTTCACTACGTTCTTTACATGATTTGGCATAATCTCATCCTCCTAAACTTAATTCCAGTCGCTTGCTATCTCAACGACCGTTCTCTTCAAAATCTTAAACTTCTCCGGCTCAATCCAGCTCGGTATCTCTCCGTTTCTTACTCTCTCCTGGTACCTGTTCAAACACAGCTGTTTCGCTAGTACCGGTCTGCCTATTGGAACAAACACGCCTCTCTGCTTGTCCCAGGCAAATGCTCCGTACTCCACATTTTCAACTGCAGCTTTCATAGCCTCCACCACTGCATCCAGCGCATCCAACTCTGCCGGGCCAGGTGGCATCTCTTCGATGTTCCGGATATTATGCAGGTATGTTTCCAGTATCGCTGCGTTTTCTCTTAATGTCATTCTTCCTCGTCCTCCTCTCCTTCCGGATGCCAGTGATACTTGCAATCCGGATTTTCGCATCTGCCGTTCCATATCGTACTGCCGCATTCCGGGCAGGTGGTCGCTTCGTATGGTCCTCCGCCTAACATCTGTCTGCCTCCTTCCTACAAATACGAACATCCATATCTTTTCCGGAAGGCTTCTCTGCCTCCCTTATGGATAATCTGTTTTACTTCGCCTTCCTCCCTGCCTTCATCAATAATCCTTGCAAATTCATCTGCCTTCTGCAGGGCGTATTCTTTTTCCCAGGCCAGCTGTCCGATCATCTTTGACATCCTCTCTGCCATCGGGTTTCCGTGTATTCTGCAGAGGATGTCTCCCATGTTGTGACAATCATTGCACACCGGCACTTTCAATCCATCCTTTTCGCTCAGTTCTCTGCCAGCAGTGCCGAACACCAAATGATGCTCGGCCTCTGATGGTCTGCCGCAGATAAAGCAAATCTCCGGATAATCTGTTACAATCCCTTTGCTCATTGCTCTAACCTACTTTCTGTTTCCCAGTCCTACAAATACCAGGAATGCTAATACCGCAAGTGCTGCCATAATCTCGCCTCCTAACCGAAAATCACATCACCGAATAGCGCATACTGGATAATCGCATCACACACGATTGCGTCCGCATTGCAGGTATCGAATCGGATCTTTCCGTCGATCTGTTCCAGGCAGTTGCAGCCGACCGGTGTTATCGCCCACAGTTCAACTCCCTTCTTAAACTTCTCTAAGTCCAGCTCATAATACTCCGTATCGTCTTTGTCGAACGGCTCCGGCAGATGCAGTCTCAGCTTACCGCCTCTTGCAATCTGTTCACTTCCGTACTCTCCGAGGTAGCCGCCCATCACCTTCGCCTCGTCGCACCAGTAATTTATGCCTCCTTCCAATGCTCCGCACATAATGTCGTCAATATCTTCCTGGGTAAGTACAATTTCCAATGCTACCTTCACAACTTCCAGCTTCTCGTTTTTCTTATTTGCCATTTGCCTCATTCTCCTTCTCTCTGAACCTTTTATTTATCTCAGCCTGTGTTTCATCATCAAATAACTTAAAATTGACTCCTGCGCCTATAAACTGATTTAAGATACAATCCTGCACCGCCTTGACTGTCGCCCAGTCCGGTTCATCATCCTGCGTTCTGATACCGAACTGAACCATGTAGTCCTCGATCACGTGCCACAACTCATATTCCAGCTCGTCCATACATCCGAGTGCCGATACGTCCACGACCGCCGGTGCTGTTATTTTCTTTCCGTCTGCCAGTTCCAGGTCTATTGTGTCAATCTCTTCTCCGAACTCACCGCCTTTCTTGTGGTGTGCCAGGATGTCGCCTGCAAAGTCATAGCCTCTGTCGATCATAGCCTCGCTGTTGTCGTCGTACAGTCTGAAACATCCGGCCAGTTCGCCCTTCTCGTGTCTCTGCAGAACTTCTTCCCCGGTCAGCTTTCGCATTCCCAACCAGGTGTAACCCATTATTCATCGCCTCCTTCATAATCTGCCCCGCAGTACGGACACTTTGTTACTCCGTAGCAGTTAAACATCTTCCCGCATTCCTTGCACGTGTCCAGCTCCCCATTTCTCTGCCAATCTTCCAGCAGGCTACTTACGTGCTGCCAGTCCAACGCCTCGAAAACTTCCTCTGCCAAATCGTCCTGCTGGTTGCACTCCTGCAGGATGCTGTTTCTCGTGTACACTGTATCGGATAATTCCGGGATGTAACACGGATCATCCGGTCTGTGATAAAACGCATCTTCGTCTTTGAAGATATGTCCCTGTCCGTAGAACTCACGGACGATCTTCTCACCTTCTCCATTTTCATCCGGCGGCGTGTAACTGCCAACCAGTACCGGGATGTTTACTTTCTGCAAGGCCTGCGACAGTTCCAATATCATACCGTCAATGGCTTCTGCAT